ATTTTCAGTTGACCACTCGTTGCTGCGTTGTCTCTAACAGCAGAATCTGTTGTATTAGTTTCCCATTTCTTTGGAACAGGCATGTAGTTTGTTCCATCAAACTTGACGATATCACCAGGTTTGATCGTATACAGATATTTCCAAATATATCCATCACCACTTGTTCCGGCAGCTCTTGGTTCTAAGTCAGTAAATGTTGGTTCGTCTAAAGACGGTCTACCAGATGGATTTTCAGGAGAAGTTCCATTCTGTAAGCAAACATATACTCTATAGTCACTGTTCAGAATATAATAGTTCGCAGAATATAAGTCAACTGCATTAGATGGTTGAGAAGTATTAGTAACACTTATATCATGTCTATACATGTCATAAGTTGTACCTGATGACCAGGTTAACTTGGTGACAACTTGCTTACAATCATCATCAGTGATTTTTTTCAAACCAATCATGGTATCCCAATATTGGTTCTCCTCATTAAAATTATCCTTAGGAGATGGGGGTGTTGTATTCCACGCACTATCAAAGTCTGTAGGATTTGGAACACCCACAAACGAATAATAAGAATTTCCAGTTGAACCAACCCCGGATACAAAGTTTTTAGCGTTTAGTATACGAAGTTGGTCAGTAATTATTGCTGCCATTTTACTGGTTTTTTATTTATTTATGAAGTGTAATCTACGAATTTTAGAGGATTGACTCTGCGTAAAATTGCGGAGGTGCTAAGACCTGTAATTCCATCATTTGTATAAGCACTGAATGCATTAGGATCAGTTCTTCCTGCAAGAGTGACTCTACCCCAAGAATACTGTCCGAAGAAAGCACTGTATCCAAGTCCAGTGATAGAATTGTTTGATGCAAGACTTACCGTCACTTTTGCTACAGTGGTGGTTCCCTGTCCAATAACATCAGTGTTAGCAATAGAAACTGCCGCGACCTGATAAACATTATCTATGAATGTTGAACCAATTCCAATGATTGAACTTCCACTTGAGAGTGATGTAACTCCATTACCAACATTTGATCCAAACACTGTAAAGTAATATCCAGTTTGGATTCCACTCACAGTTACAATACCTGCCATTACGTCATCATTTCTGAGGAATGAATCAGGTGGAATAAACAGATCAAGGACTAAACCAGTAGATGCAACACCCACGGAGGTGGTTGAAATACCAGTGATGATACCAAAATCACCCTCATAAACTGCACCAGTGACTTTTTCTCTAACGAGTTTGGGAGGTTCAATTAGCACGACAGGAGGATTCGTGGAAGTATATCCGGTTCCTGGTCCTGTGATTGTCATGGCATTGACAACACCAGATGAAATCGCTGATGTTGCTGTTGCTCTAGTTGTTGTTCCAAGACCAACAGGAGTTGCGATCGTAACAATAGGAGCAGATGTGTATCCAAAACCACCATCAGTGATAGTAATCGATGTAATTG